TAATAAAGGTTTTCTTGCTGTATGCTTTGTTTGAATTGTCCATGATATAGGCGCCCTATTGTTAGTTAGCATATATGTCCGGTCTTTTATTTCCCAGCCGTTTTCTGCAACTGGAGATTTTTGTGCTTTTGTAGCCATAATTAAATAATATAAAATAAGAATAACGAGCCCCGAAGGGCCCGCATTCTATGATTAAAAACTGCTATTATGCTTTGAATAATACAAAGTTATTGGCAGCTTGAGTAATAAGACATCTTTCAGTAAGATAGTGCATTCTCATTTCATCAACATCAGTTGTTTGAGCTCCACCTACAGATCCTGTTACCCAAGATTTCATCTTGCGGTTATCCGCTTCAGAAGAACGGTAACGAACGTGTAAGAAAGGACGCTTAATGTTTGTTCCTAATTGTTGATCATATACTGTAGAAGTACCCGCTGGCACCAGTACACCTTCGATATCTCCAAAACCTCCACGAGTTGACCAGTCGTTTAAGTATTTCCAGTCAGTTTTGTAAAAGTCATAAGATCCACGACGGTATCCAGTAAACCCAAGAGTTAGAGCCATATCTTCGCTGTTATTAAATACTCCGTAAGAAGTACCTCCAGCGTAGCCACCATTTTGTTGAGCAAGAATATCATCAATTTCTAATGATAGATCACGATTTAAGAAAAGCATGTTTTCTTCAATTGCTCCTTGCTTGTCTAGTTGCTTAAGTACAGCGTCAAAATCAGTAAGTGCTCCACCACCTGCAGCTTGCGCTCCAAATCCTGAATATACATTACCTCTTTCTTCAATTGCATCAAAGAAACCTTGAGTACCACGAGCATTTTGTGCAGCTAAGCTACCTCCAAATGTTCCGAGTGCAATATTAGCACCTCCTGCAGTTTTCTCAACACCTTCAACCATGGCCATTTCTACGTAGTCTTCCCAGCGTAGACGATTTTCGTGCTCTGATTTTAGGTACCATAGGTATCCATCAGCTCCATTTTCTGAAGTCACTTCAATCCATCCAATCTGAGCAGTGTCAGATCCGTTAATTGAATAGTGCTCTTTCATAATGATAGGAGCGTTAGTAAATGTAGCATAGCTAGGATCTAGCTTTTCAGTAAAGTTTCCAGTACCTTTAGCAAATTCAGACCCATATACTAATGCAGTTACTCGCTCAGCAGCTGTTACACCAGCATGAGCTTTGTATGCTTTAATTTGAAAACGAGTATCTTCAACTAATGTTACTACACCTTTAATAACAGCAGCGGTTCCACCAACGGCAGAAGTAGCATTTGTTTGAACTTGGATCATAGCTGTTTGACCAACTTTGAAGTTACAATTACCGGTTGTAGCAGAAGTAAGACCAACACTTGTTGGCTGAGCTGGAATAGTAAAGTTAAGACGACCACCGGCATTAGCATCAGCTGCAATAACAGCAGCAGCACCAACAGCAGGTAAAGCAGCAGCAGTACCTTGTGGAAGTACATTCGCGTAGCGAGTGTGTAAACGTCCTTGCTCAGTCCAAATAATCTGATCTGAAGTTGAAGGCATCTCTGCAGATACCATACGTAAAAATGATCCGATTGAACGATTTCCGTAGCGCTCTACTTCTTTTTCGTATACATCGGGTAAAAATTGTTGTGTCCATTGATCGTGTGCAGCAGCAGTGAAGTCAATGTAGTTCCCAGCATATAGTGTTTTAGACTGGGTCGGTTGTAAGGCGGCAGGAATGCCACTAGTAAAAGCCATTTGTTTTGATTTTAAGTTGTGTTATTTATTCCATTTAATGCGCAACTTGTCAGACGAATTACCTGATACTACCCTAATTTTATCACCATGATCCGTTTTAATGGTAGAGTTATCTACCCTAGGATCCATATTAATGTTTTTAGATTTTTTAACAGCGTCTTTTATAGCGTCGGCACGGCCTTGCTCGTAAAAGTGATTAGCAATCTTATCTGCATTCTTAGCGGCGAATAAGGCTTTGTGATAGCCTGTAGCATCAGAAATGCTGCCATCATCACCAATAAATTCATTAATAAAATTAGTAATATCAGATTGATACGTTTTTACTTTTTCAGAGTTATCAACTTTAAAACGATATTTGTTTTCTCCAACATTAAAATCAAAACCTTTGAAATTGTCGTTAAAAACTTTATTTGTTTTTTCAATAAACTCATTTTTAAGCACATCGTGTTCTTCTGATTGTTGCTTAGAACTTTTATAGTATTCCATAGCTTCAATGTACTCCGGTGCAACACTTTCTTGCTTTCTTAACTTAAGATCAGCATAATATTGCTTCTTTGCATCATTAAAATAGTTTTGGGCACTATATAGTTCTTCTTTAAAAGCTAATTGTTTAGCCTTAATTTCTGACGGATCGTCAGAGTCTTCATCATAGGCAAAGTTTTTGTTGAATAAAAAATCAACATCATCTGAGTCTAAATGAGGTTTTGTTTTTTTATAGTATTCTCTTAACAAAGCGGTGTTGTCCATTGTGGAAACATCTCTGTTCAGACTTACGTAGTCTTCAACAGAACCGCCTGTTTCTTCCATGAATTTAACAAGTTTTTCAATATTTTCAGGTAGCTCTATTTGAGGTGCTGATTCTTGAACTTCTTGTTGTTTTTCAATAGCCGGTTGTTCTTCTTCAGTATCTAATTTTTCATCATTTTCGGTTACTAACTCTAACGGTGAATTATCAACTACTTCTTCTTCTTTTTCGGCTTGCTCTTCTGTATCTTGCTCCCGTACTTGTTTGTCCATTTCCGGGCTATCTTCGGCTCCATCGCCCATAGATACGCTCTCTGTTTCTTGCTCTTGAACGGCATCTTCTTCTTTTGTTGGCGGTTTATCTAAATTAACTTTGTATACTCCATCAGACTGAAGCCCGTAGGATTCATCCACAGAGCCATTTTCAATTGCCTGCTCTAATACAGCAGCTTCTTTTTCTTGAGCTGTAGGGGCTGGCGTGCTGTCTTCAACAGCGTTTACTTTAATTGTTTCTTCCATAATTATATATAATAAAATAGTTTAAATAATCTATCTAGGCTCAAATCTTGATAAGTCAAAACCGCCTAAAACATCATTCCCTTTTGATTCAAAAGATTTTTTAGGTTTACCTGTATCAGGTGGCCCTGCGATTTTTGAAGGACTAATTTTAGTTCTTGCTATTTCTTTTTGAGTTTCCGTTTGAGTTTGCACTAATTCTTTTTGAGCTTGTAATTCAAGCTGTTTTAATTGCACATTTAAATCATATTCAAACTGCATTAACTCTCTTTTTGTTCTAGCCTCAACTTCCATCTTTTTAATAGACAGTTCATTTTCTGCATTAGAAACTTGAATTTTAGACTCTGTTTTAATCTGTTCAGCTTGAGCTTTCGCTTGTTCTACAACAACCTGCGCTTGACCTTGTGCTTCTGCTTGAGCAACTGAAGCCGCTTGTGCCTGTGCTTGGTCTGTCTGTTGTTTTTTAATTCTTCTAAACTTAAGAAGCTGATTTGCTAACTTGGTATTGTTTACCTCTCTAATATCAATAGCATCTTCTAAAAATATACTTTGTTGAGCTAAAGCTGTTTGAATATTAGATTCTAATAATTGTTTTTCTTCTTGATCAGGCTCCAGTTCTAAGAATATACCAAAGTCGTGCATGTGCAAATTTTTAAGCTCCTCTAACGATCCTACTGTAAATCTACCTAAAGCGCCTATAAAAGCTTCTTTTGTAGGGTGGAACTCTAATACATCTTTAAATCTTAAAGAAACAGCCTCAGCAAGACTTGTTGTAATAAACATGCTGCTACCTAAAATGTGCCTTGTAGCTGTATTACTATTAGCCGCTGCTAATTTTTGTACACCAACTAAAGCTTTTGGATCTGGGTCAGAACCGTCACGTGCCTCATTCAAGCCCGTAACATCGCGCATCATTTGTATATATTGGTTATAAGCTCCAATTAATATTTGCACTTGGTTCCCGCCTCCTCCTGGCAGTTCTTGAATAGGAACTTTACCTGGATTCATTTCACCATCAACAGTTTGTGATCTGCCTATAATAGAACCTGTTTGGAAATACATATTCAATGCCTCCTGTGGGTTATAACTTGTGCCGTTACCAAGATCAATTTCAGCCAACCCGTCAGCGTCTAAATAAACGCCCGACGGAGTCATTCGTTGTATTGCTTGCTGTAGTTTTAAATGAGTTAACTGTACTAAGTCAGCATAAGGTGCCATTTTAGAAACTAAAGAATTTATATTTCCTTTATATAACCTTGGCGCACTTGCTATATAATTCATCATTACCTTATTGGTATTAGATAATGGACGAATCATATTCGTGGCTTTATTCCATTTAAGCAGTTCTTTTGTGCCTAATATAAAAGCTCCTTCGTATATAACTTCTCTTGCTTGTGCTACTTTTTGAAATCTAGTTCTTTTGTCCTTTGGTGGATCAAAAGAGTCGTCTTTCTCAATAGCTTTTTCAGCCCCAGTAGAAGTTTCTTTTATTTTGTATACATTATTTTCCCAAGACTTCCAATTGAAGTACAACACAGTAACAACATTGTTATCATCTATAACGTTGTTGTCTTTACCTATGTTATTGTAATCCACATAATTAGATCCCTTCTTTGTATATTCTTCCATCTTTTCATCAGAAAGATCTGGGAATTGCTTTTTTAGTTCGTTTAGTTTTATTTTTTTAACTTCACCAAAATAATAACAATCTTGAAAGTTAGGATCTTCCGTGTAAGACCAAACTAAATTAGCGGGGTCTACGTAGTCTAATTTTATACCATCTGTGTTGTTAAAAGAATGCTTTGCACAACCTATACCTATAACAGCTAAATCATAATCGATTCTGCTTTTAATTTCGTCATATTTATTTGAAAGAAAAACATTATTAATAGCCTGCTCTTGTGCTATCTCAATGCCTTGCTTGTAATTAAGCTGCATAAACAACTCAAGTTCTTCTGTGTTCGCAGGTAAATCTTCCTCTGGAACATTCCTAGCATCAACACCAAGCTTAGCTTCTATGTCGGCTAATATTTTTTTAGCTGCTAAATCCCTTTGAATATTGTTAACAAACTTTGTGCGTTTGCCCGTAGATATAGGGTCTTGCGCAAAAGCTTTTATGCTAAATAACCTGTCTTGCATACCGTTAACAACAATATCCACAAACTTAGGGACTATTGGTACTGGTTTCCAATCTAAATTTAAATACGATAAGTCCCCATTAATGGCAAACTCATCTTTATATTTACGTATAGATTGTTCGCCCCTAGCATACAACCTTAATCTATGATACTCATCACGTGTTTGATAATACCTTCCGGACCCATTATCTCTGTTAAACCAGTCTTGCTCTATCGCTCTAGCTACAGATAAACCATAATCTTTTGATTTTTTTACTGCATCTGAGACTGCTTGACTCGGAAACTGCGTTATTTGTCCTTTATTTTTTGCCATATTTACTTTATTATCTGACTTCTTGAACCTGAATTTGTATATTTAGAAAACCCAAAGTCAAGTTTTTTTATTTTTCTTTCTGATGTAGATCGATATAAATGTTTTTGGCAAGCCATTATAGCTAGACCACTACTTATTGAAGCATCGTGCGCTGTTCGTTTTGATATGTCAAACTTTGCCCAATCTTCTAGGGTTCTTTGAAAATACATATTTCCGTGCCCTTCGTCGTCTAGATTACCAACGTGCTGCTCTATATAAGATTCTATCGCAGCCGCATGAGCCTGTCTAATATCTTCAGAAGAGTTTGGTATACCACCTAACTCTAATTCTGTTTTAGATAATTTTATTTTACTTTTATCAGGGCGATTCATAGAGAAACCTCTATATCCCCTTCTCTTTAAATGGTATAACAGCCTAGGCTTATTATTTTCCGCTAGTATAGGCATGCCGTAAAACACACAAGCCATTAATACATCTTCAAAAAATATCTCAGCTGTTTGTGGTCGAGCTATGTATTCTAAAAAGAATTTGCTATTAGGTACATCGCTCGTCATGGTCCAGGTCGTTAATCCGTGAAGAGCGCCATTAGACCCGCCACCGCCAACAGTACCACTAATGTCATAACTATCGCAGCCGAAGGCTCCAAGCCCGTCATTACCAGGAAATTTAATACCATTATTTGTTATTGTATTATTTTGTAAAGAAACAGGAGGTATCCAAGATATTCTAAATCTACCTGTTTTATTTGGCGTCCATAAAACTTCTGTATCTTTTATTCCATTCTTCCACGCGAAAGAACCGCGAGACACGTATCCGTTCATGGTCATTTCTTCGTTGTGATCAATTTGCTCATATATTTTAGTCAAATTGAATAACGAGTTTACTGTTTCATCTCTGAACGCATGCTTTTCAGACCTTGGAAATTGCCTGTAGTATTCATTTAAAGCATCGCTATCATTTTTAAGACCTTCTACTTCATTGTTCCAATGATCGATAACTCCCCCAAAAATCTGTTCGCCATCAATTCCCTCAATCGCTTCTGGTGGGGTGTCGAATACAGGATACCCGTACTTATCGATAAATCCTTCGTATCCCCATTCCATAGGTATGAACAAAGAATATAATCCACTTGCAGTCTGGCCATTGCGGTTTCTATTGTTGACATCTGAATTATAGTATAATTTTTTAAAGTTATCCCCTCCTTTGTCTAAAGCGTTTGATGTTGATCCCATCATACACTTGCCAACTATTTTTGATCCGAGTCGTAAACACGTTTTCGTAACCCTCCAGTTGTTGAGTATGTTGTCTGGTTTCTCCCATTTGCCGGATTCATCGTGGACGAGTAATTGTAGTTTCTCCCCATCGTATGAGTTGTCCCCGGTATTCTTCCAGTCGATTGTTGTATCCAGCCCCTTCCCAAATCCCTCTGAGCTTGTTTTTTGTAATGAGTTTCTTGTAAGTCTTCTTGACGGTATCTTATAGGATAACTCCGTCTTGGGACGTTCCATTCCGTCTTGTATTGGTTTGAAAAAGAATGGGTAATTAATGGATATTGGTACCACCTTGTCTGTAAACATCTTTTTAGCATCGCTACCGCTTTTGGATAGTATACCAAATCTTGAGTCCTTTGATGTTGTTGCCTGGTTAACAGTTTCAGATGATGCCATGAATGAAAAACCTGAACGTCTGTTCTTAAGGTAGCACATCCCGTAGGATCGTTTATCAGCCTTGCAGGCTTCCCAAAAGTAATAAAATATTCTGTTGGCCTGTCTGAAATCAGGTGCTCCAACATCAATCTTTGTCCAGTTGAGGTATATATAGTGCGACCCTGTAATGTAACACGGTTCCCCGTTGCACATGAACCAAAAGCCATTGCTACGAGAATCAAACTCATTTTCAATATAAGCGTAGTATTGTTCTTTAACATCTTCGTCGTAATCTTTAAAATCAATTATATTTTTTATTTTTGTTAAAGATGCGGGCTTAGATATTTGATTAAATACTTGATCCTCTTTTTTAAAGTCTTCACCTTGTATTTTTTTAGGAGTTTTAGGTATTCCTACCTTTAGACCTTGAATCTCGTATATATCACCCAATGTTCCATCTTTGCTTATTATGACGCAATCTAAGTTTTCGTTATACCCGTATTCAAACTTTTTATATTTGTTTAAATTCTTTATCTTTTTGTCAGATAAGTGATCCCTGTGTATTGTATATAAAGTTTGCTCGTACATTATTTAAGCCTGTCTTCTACGCCTATAAAAGCTTCTGATTTTACATTCGTGTTTTTCTTTTCATTTATCTCCTCTATTTTTTCAATTATCTTTAAGGAGTCCTCTATTGCAACCCATTTAGCTTGAGCTGCTGTTTTTGCTTTTTCAGGATCTAGTTCAACTAAATCTATTTTTTGTCTTATTACTTTATCTAGTTCAACCAAAGCTTGCTCAGCTGCTTGAACTACTTTTTTTCTCCGATCCATAGTTTATTGTAACTTGATTTGATAAAATTCTATATAATTTTTGACCGTCTATTTCAAACTCGTATTCAGAATCTGGTGTGAAGCCCACTGTGTCACCTTTAGCTAGCCCTAACGCAACCAATTCGTCGTTGCTATACACAAGCTCACCTTTTAATTTTTGCTCAATATCTGAGCTCCATTCATCGCTTTCAGCAATAGGCTTTACAAAACAATAATCATTTGGGCAATGCCACTT